TACATTACCAGTTCTATATGCCAAAGGTGTCCATTCCATTGTATCTAAATCAATACAATCTTCTATTGCTTTTGGTTTAGAATATACTTCTCTAATATCCGTTGGATCTGCAATATGTTTATTAGGAATTTCAGCAACACCATTATCAACTTCTAGTTGCATTTGGACAGGTATACCACCATAAATTAGTGCTACACGTACTGCATTTTCGTCAGACGCAGTTGCATCTATTTCCACAGCAGTATAGTTTAACGGAGTAGGTCTGTCAGGAACATCTTCCTTTGCGAAAGAATCTACAACTCGAGTCTTAGGTTCGTTATTAATGACCCAACAAACTAATGTATCTGGACCATTGTATTCTACTGAGGCAGTTTTGCCCTCAGAATCATCAGTACCATAACGTTCGTTAGGAATCTTGTATGTAATTGTTTTAGCCACTTCTATTATCTCCTAATATATTATGCGTATGTAACTTTAAGTAAGCCACCTGCTCCGAATCCACCCCAACAAGCACTTGTGGTTGCTGTTGCGTGTCCTTGACCACCGCCACCTGGGAACAACGAGTGACCACCTCTACAACCTGAACATTGAGTACAGGCGTGTCCACCATTTGGGGAACCAGAAACCGTAAACGGTCCAGTTGGTCCACCCGACCATCCTCGAACGTCTGAACAACAGTCGTATTTTCTAGTATATGAACCAGAAGATCCTTTAAAGCAAATATCGGCACCATATGATTGGTTGTTAATTGTTTGCGTGCCCCAATCAGAATCGTAGTTAGAAGCACAACATTGCGTACTCATATGACAGTCGTAACAGTTTGACATCTTATCCCATGGAGTCGAACCGCCAAGTCCGCCCATAGCACAAAAGTTAGATAATCCTGGACCAGTTGCCCAAGATGTACAACCCTGTCTGGTCGCCATACAACAATGACAGCAACAAGAACATTCTGAAGTACCACCAGCACATAAAGTATAAACGTCTGTACCATCGCCAACAAAATCATTATCGGAAGCATATAGCGTTTTGGCACTATAACCACCACCTTGTCCACCTACTGTAATCTCGTGGTCACCACCAGATGAACCACCAGGACCACCTCCACCTAATGCTTCAAATTTAATTGATTTAACATTTGCTGGAACAGTCCATTGTAAGCAACAACCACCATTAGTCACTGACCAATGATTATCATTCATTAGCATAAATTCATGAACACCGTTTCCACCGCCACCTAAATTAACAAGAGTATTAACTCCTGTGGCAACGACAGCATCTAGGCAAGTAACTTGTCCTGTTTGAGTAGCATCAATTTCTGCTTGTTTTACACAAACGTCACGTAATGTGTCGAATGTGGCATTGGCCATGTATTCCAACGTAGCATCTACGTCCTTTGCCATTTGGTTCATTTTGCCTAGTGTTAAAATATCCATTATTTTTCCTTAATTAACGTTGTTAGGTAATTGCGCAACTATTGCATCATCGTCGGCAGTTCTGTCAGCAATCATAACAACAGGCACATTGGGATCTGCAAATACAGAAGAGTCTGCTTCATCAGGTGCTGTAGGCATTGCGATTAAATCGACTGGTACACCTGCCCAATCGGCAGGTAAATCTCTTAACTGTTGTCTGTATGTTGCCCAATCAGTTTTCATAGCATCAGGCATATCTTCAGAAGTCGCAGCATCAGTAGAAATTAATGACTTATTCCTATTACTTCTAACGAAGTCCCAATCCCAATTTTCACGACCATGTGAGTTGTCAGGATAGTCATCACCAGCACGTCCAGTTTCATAAGTCAGGTTCTCCCATGCGGAGCCATTGTAACCATGAACAACTGAATTTTGGTCATAAACTTCTGAAATGTGAGTTGGATCTTTGACTGTAGCATTTGGTTGGTCAGCTGGTCCGACACCAACTTCATACACTTTAGGAGTATCATAACCAGCAGGTCCAATAAGAGTACATCTAATGCAATTATCGTCCGACGCTTCACAGTCTAGTTCTAATTCATAAAAGTCTAAAGGGGTTGGTTGTTCACTCTGATTATCAAAATCAAAAACTTCTTTAATCATGTTCTTTGTTTTACACATATGCAACATCAGTTTAGCTGGGCCAACGTATGTGTGCGTGGAAGTCTTTCCACCAGAATCATCTGTGCCATACCTTTCGTTTGGTATTTTATAGGTAATTGTTTTGCTTATATCTGCCATTTTATTTTTCCTGTTAATTTATTACGAGTAAGACACTTTGACAAGTCCACCAGCACCGAATCCACCCCAGCAACCAGAACCACCAGAGAAACCACCATGTGCTCCACCACCGCCTGGGAAATAAGAATGTCCACGACAACAACCCATACCAGTAGTAGTACAATGGTTTGAGTCACCACCTTGAGAACCAGAACCTGCGAATGGTCCAGTTGGTCCACCACGTCCAGTAGAAACTTCATTACAGCAGTCATAACCTTTTGCAATCATTCCTGGAGTTCCCGTGAAACCATAATCGGCACCAAAGAAACCAGGAGTACATGATTGGCATTGTCCCCAACCACCAGATGTTATATTACCTATCGTACATTGAGCACCAATAGAACAGTCGTAACAACTAGATAACTTATCCCATGCAGTCCAACCACCTTCTCCACCAGTAGCACAGAAGTTTGATAAACCTGGACCAGTTACATATGAGTCACAACCAGTATGACAAGGTTGACAATGTCCACAACAAGCACATTGTGAAGTACCGCCAGCACATAATTCAAAAACTGAACTTCCAGCAGTGAAATCTACACCCTCTTCTATGGTTTTAGCAGCATAGTTGCCACCCCAACCACCGACACCTATGTCATGGTCATAACCACCAGAACCGCCTGGTCCACCACCGCCTAGCACTTCAAATTTAATAGATTTGATGTTAGCAGGTGCAGTCCATGTTAAATGACAACCACCATTAGTCACTGACCAATGATTATCATTCAAAATCATAAATTCTTTATAGGGTTGACCTCCACCGCCTGCGGCAAGTAAACTGTCAATACCTGTTTGAGTTGTAGTTTCCAAGCAGGCGACTTGACCTGTTTGAGTTGCTAAAATATCGACTTGAGTATCGCAAACAAGTTTTAGAGTATCAAAGGTAGAGTTCGCTAGGAATTCCATTGTTTGGTCTAAATCTTTAGCCATCTGGTTCATTTTACCAAGTGTTAAAATATCCATAGTTCTAATTCATCCTTCTTATGTATTCGTAATTATTTATAATAGTTTTTGTTAAACATCCCAAACATCTTTCAGAGTTATTACACCCCTCATGTCATTTGCCGCCCCGTTATATCTTGAAGATTCATACACAAGTGAATCTGGTGTACCTTTCTTCCAAGATTGTAACGTGAATGTCCATTTGTCATTCAATGAGTGTCCTTGATAAGCACCCCATTGTACTAATATGCCATTCTTAAATGAAGTTCCAGCAGTATTAGACGACGAGAACGGAGACGAGTTAGTGTTTCCTTCTGGACCATATAGGGCATAATCTGTTGCAGCAGCATTAATAGAACCACCAGTGTATTGAACTGGACCAGCAACAATAACAACAGGAGTTTTATATGCACTTCCTGGGTTACTAATTTCTATGTTTGAAACATTACCTGCACCACCAAGAGCCGCAACACCAGTAGCACCGTAACCAGTTGGTTCAGCATGAGCATCAAGCACGACAATACGTGTTTGACCGTTTATATAATCATGCCAGTCTTCAGTAATAGAAACATCACCTATACCATTATTGAGTTCGACAGTTCCAACGAAACCAGCACCTACCGTGTTCCCAGCATTACTGCCAACAGTTCCTTTCGGATCTATTACTCTAACAATCGGTTCATCGTAGGATGTACCACGTGCAGTCATTGTAATGTCTGTAACTGTGTTATGAATATCAGTTGATAATACTGCACCTGCTCCAAGTCCTGTTGGGTCGTTGATTATAATATCAACGTCAACATAATTGCTTCCTGCTCGAGTCACAGTAACTTCAGTAATAGCACCTTGAGGGACTTCTAAAGTCCAAGTACCAGCATTTGATTCACAAGTTGACTGGTCAGTATACTGTGAGAGAGAACAAAATGCAGGAACCGTTACTAGAGCAATGACTCCTTTAACAGAAGCATTTGAACCATACGTCCTGCCTATCTCAGCACCACCGACATCAAGAATTGGTGTTCCAGTTGGATCGTATATAAAAATCTCAGTATCTTGTGAATAACCAGAACCCGCAGTATCGACAGTAACTGTGTTAATAGAACGATTCGTTACTACATCAGCATATGCACCTTCTCCTGTACCAGATACGTCAATTGGTTTTACAACATCAGTAGCAACATAACCCTTTCCAGGTCGGTCAACTGCAATGTCAATAATATTACCAGAAGCATTTACCGTGGCAACACCCCTCATTCCACCACCTGTTGATGTTTCAACATCAACATATACAGTGTTCTCCCGAACCCATAGATTTGCACCTGCACCAGAATAGGAATCTGTTATTTCATATTTTCTAGTTAATTCTGTGTCTTGTGTAACTACATAGGTGAATACAGCATTTTGAGGAATATCACCAGAATCAAACGCAGCACTTTGTACTGTATGAGCACCGATATCTAGGTTAGTAAATGCAATAGAATCACCAACATTAGCTGTTATCTCAGAAGGAGCAAAAGCATTATTTTGAATTGCTACACTAACTGTTTTGGCAGTAGTATCTGTGTATCCAGTTCCCTGATTAGTTACTGATACAGCATCAACACCACCATCAGCGATAGTATGTTGGACCGCACCCGAAACTGATTCACCACCACCTGAAATCGTAACAGCGTCACCAATTACATACAACGAACCACCAGCAGTGATAATGACTTTGTCTAATTCATCACTTTCGTTAAGTAATACATACCCTGCAGCACCAGAACCAGTAGAAGTAGTGAAACCAACAGTAATTGATGGGTTAATTGTGTGAGAATCTTCGACTGGACCGTGGTCATGAGCATCAGCAGGATCTCTTGCAAACTCAAACTTTTCAGTAAATGCGTTCCAAGAAACCGTGATGTCATGCGAGTGACCTGCTTCTATCGTAGTAGAAACTACAGATGTTCCAGTTTTAACAAGATTAATTTCTGCTTGTGTTAGTTGAAGATTATGAACGTGACCATTTCCATTGTCCATAAGAGCGATATTCCAATAACCGACATAACCAGTTCCAGGTGCCATTACAGCAACTGAATCTATCATACCGTCTCTTAGTGTAAACGTGGCTTCTGCTTTAGTTTCACTTGAACCTGCTACATCTACGGCACCTAAATCGAATGCCCTAGCAAAAGTAGATTCTGAGTATTTTGAACCAGCATTAGTTATTGTTACATCAGAAACACCATCATCATAAATAGCATTAATGATTGCTCCTGTGCCTAATGTAGTATTTGCATCGATAGTATAGGAATATGTGTCTACAACACCCGTGTCGTCTGTTATTTCTACAACATAAGTAAGACCGTCCGATAAATCGGCATCATAAGATTCACCAGAAACTTGCGTTTCGTATGTTCTTGAGAAATCATCTAAGAGGGCAACAGCAGCCGTTGCATAGTTCTCACATAAAAGTGGTGTTTCAAAATCACCACCATCAGAGTCAATACCAGAAGCATTCATATCAGCAGTTACACCCCAACCAGTCACCGATGATAAACCATCATGGCAATAAGAAGAACTTGGAGTAAACATAATTGTTTCGTAATCTTCTGCATACTGCCCTTCAACACCAGTGTTATATATTGCTCCTGCAAGGGTAGAAATTTTAATAAGGTCACCATCATCAATTCCATCAAACATCAATGCGTTAGAAGAACCACGACGAAGGATTAGTTCTGGGTTATCAACATCTGCAATTGATGTGTTATTAAGAATGGTTAAATCAACTCCTGGAGTACCATCCGCCTCATGGGCAGTAGCACGGAAAGAGTTAATATTAGTTTGTGATACCGATTTGAATATGTTATATGCTTTAATTTTTTCAATAGAAGTAGAACCAGTAGCAGCTTCGTTCTGTAGTCTAAGATGTTGGTAGAATGGACGTGGTTCACCAGAGATAAGCATAGACTCACCGAATG